GTTCCAGATTTGGTTGTCAGTTCCGTATGAACTGGCAAACAGGTGCTCCACATTGCAGATGGCAGTGCGATAAGTATTACGAAGAAAGAGAATGCAGAGACTACTGCTGTGAAGCTGGCAGAGAGTATTGGGGTCAAGTAGGAAGCTACGGTCAAATGGATTGCCAAGAGTGTGGCAACTGGTGTATGTGGAAGAGTTCCACGCCAATGGCACCATATCAAGATGGTAAGTTCGGAACCTTCAATATCCAAAGAATTCATACTATGGCAACTTGTGGACAAACCGAAACAGGTTGGTCACAAGGTAATAATGGTGGTACATCTGGAGACTGCTTCAGAAACGGACCTCCTGGACAAGGTGGATTCACTTCTTCCACATTTGGCGGTGGTTGCTGCTGTTCTTCGCATGGATCAGCAGGTCTTGTTAAGGTAACTTGGTTCTGTAAGGTATAAAAAAATGGCAAATTTAAGAAGTTTATTAGGAAGAGAATTCGACTCTACAGTATTAGATACTGCCGCTACTTTTGGTAGTTACGATAAAGTAAGAGACGGTAAAGTTTTTAATTTTGCTCCTTACTGTAACTTAAGCTGTGATAGTAGCTATCGCGGTTACTGTATGGAATTCTGGTGTGTTCCTTGCGGAACTACCAGCATCACCTTCGAAATCTGGGGTGGCGGTGGTTCTGGAGGCGGCGGATGCTGCTGTATGCAAGGAATCCCTGGTGGTTCTGGCGCATACTCCAGAAAGACCTTACAGTATCCAGAGATTCAAGGTGGCTGGTGCTACTTCCTTAAGGTAGCAGAACCTACTTGCTGTTCTGCATGTTGCTGCGGTATCCGTGGATGTAAGAGTTACATTAGTGGATGTAATCTATCCAATTTCTGTGTAGAAGGAGGTCTTCCTGGAAAAACCTGCTGCTATGCATTCTGGGATACTACATTCCGTTGTCAGGATAGAATCTACTTTAGTGGTTGTGGAGGTTGGTCTCCTTCTGCCGATTGTGCTTGTGCATATGGTGGAGATGAGAATATTCCTGGAAGACCTGGATTCTTCAGAACATACAACACATCCGATAACTGCTATGCGAAGATTGGTCTGAAGTATCCACCAAGATTGATTGACGAGAAAGGTGGTTACCTGATGTCAAACATCCAAGCAAACGCCTCAATTAATGCTAGAACTTTCTGTCAAGGTACTACTCCTTGGGCTTTCAGTGCTAACTGCAATGCCACATTACCTGGGGTGGGTGGACCATCAGCAACTTCCTGCGGTGGTGGATGCTGCTATGGATATAGAGGACATGGTGGATACATCAAAATCACATATTGCTCCTGCTGGTTAGGAGTTAATAGAAACTGTGCTTATCACTTCTGTAACTAAATAGCATTATAAAGGAAAGTAACCAATGTCTAATTTACGAGATCTACTTGGGATTGTAACAACTGACTCAATTCAAGGATTAGCAGCTGCCGATCCTGTAACTAAATTGCCACCATATCCATCAAAGGAATATGAAGTAATGTACATCACTGCACAATGTGGTGCTACATGTGATGGATATACTTCCAACTATGGATACTATGAGTATCCTGATTGGAAAGTTCCCGCCAATACTACCGATATCATTTTTGAAATCTGGGGTGCTGGCGGTGGTGGTGGCGCTGGTTGTTGCTGTACTCGTGGCGTTCCTGGTTCTTCTGGAGCATATGCATTTAGAAAGCTAACGGGAAGTCAGGTTGTTCCTGGATGTTCATATTCAATCGAAATTGGTCAACCAGGAAGTAGATCTACTTCTTCTTGCGGAAACCCAGGAGGAAAGACATTTATCACTGGATTTAATCTTTCCAATTTCTGTGCTGATGGTGGTCATGCTGGTTGTGCTTGCTGCACCATGTGCTGCTGTACTTGGGCAACTCTTTGTGGTGTTTGCTGCAATGGTCCTTGTGCTCTATACTATGGTGCTGACGGTGGCGCTTATGGAAACCCTGGAGCTGGTTCTGTATGGTGTCATAGTAACCATTGCTGGAACAAGCAACTGCTTCCTTATCCAGGTGGTCTAGTAAACGGCAAAGGTGGATGGCTCCCAGCAACACAATGTTCTAATACTGGATGTGGATATTGCCAATTCCATGTTGGAATGACCCAACTTGGTTGGGGTGGAGGTTACTCCGATAAGAACTATATTCCTGGTGTTGGAGCTCAATCTGCTTGGACTTGTGGTGGCGGTTGTTGCTACGGTCAGCAGGGCAATCCTGGAATGGTAAGAATTTCTTACAAACAAACAGAAGTTGGTTATTGATAACCGAACATCTCTCATTAATTTCTCTCTTTATAAATATTACTAAAACAGGAATATAGGTTACTCCAATGGCGAATATTACCAAAACATTTTCATTTGCACAACCAGATGAATATCTAGCACAAACCAATGATCTTGGTTTGACTGCTCAATGGACTTACGAAGGTCCTTCTCATCTATGGGTATTTGTAGATAACGCAACTGGCATTCTTCAAGTTGCTCAATCCTTTATTCCTGCAAGGAATGCAGAAGATAGAGCAGACGAAGCTAGAGTAAGAGCAGGTCTAGATCAAACAGCAGTTCTACTCTCACCTGGCGAAGATGACGTGGATGCACTTATTGCTTCCATTTATCTCGGTAAAGATACTGGCGAAGCGACTGGTTATCCACAAAAAGAATATGCTTTCCCAGCAGGACATCCTAATGCTGGTGAAGTTTATTACAAGAGACCAGATCCACAGGGTCCAGATCATACATACGATACTCAATCAATCGGATATGATCTTGAGTCTAATTCTTGGAAGACACCTTTCAGATGGTTCCAACCATGGATTGATCTAGAAGCACATCAAGAAGCAAGAGACAATGTTGTTGCTGGTGCTCAAGCAAAACTAGATGAGTGTAGAGCAAACCTAACTGCAGATCAGATTGCAGCTGCAGAAGCATTTATTGCAGAAATGGGAGATCTATACACCAAGTTTGCTGGAATCGACGCTCACATGATTCCTTTCCCCAACGATCCTACTGCGGAACTCGTCGAAGACTACGACTATAATGTAGATCCCGATGGTCTTCTAGATGACGAAGCAACAGACGGACAGTGATTTAAAGATATGATATAATGAGAGGGTCGCAAGACCCTCTTTTTTTATGCTTAAATATCCCGATCTACGTGATCACATATTCGTATACAAACTAATCCCTGATGAATTATGCGATAAGATTATTGCTCGTATTGATAAGAGACCATGGAAGGATCACAAGTGGTATGATGCTGGTCTTAAACAGGATATAGAAGAGGCAGACTTTCAAACTTTGAAAGATGATACTGCTTCTGGCAAAATATATCCATTGATCCAAAATTTGTTGGAAGCATATCACATCAAATACCACCAACCAGAAAATACAAATTCAGATTTATTCTGGTCTGTGGCTTCAAATATCAAGTTCAACAAATATTCTGAAGGAGATAGTATCAAACCACACCACGATCACATTCATGATATGTTTGATGGAAACCTACGTGGCATTCCAGTCACTAGTATCATCGGAGTTTTGAATGACGACTATGAAGGTGGAGAACTACTTTTTTGGAATGACCATAAGGTAGAATTAAAAAAGGGTGAGGTAGCAGCATTTCCATCAGTATTCTTGTACCCTCATGAAGTTACTCCCATAACTAAAGGGACAAGATATTCTTGGGTTGCGTGGTGCGTTTAACCGCCCTTTTGTGACCACCTAAATAATTGCATATAAATCATTAGTGATTGAGTTATGAGACCTAAATCATTTTTTATCAATGGTGGTGCTGGACGTGTGCTTTGCTCCATTCCCGCTTTTGAAAAATATCAAGAAGATCATCCAGACGAAGATTTCGTAATTGTCTGTGAAGGAGGAACAGATTTCTTTAAAGGTCATCCAACACTTTATAGTAAAGTGTATGACAACTGGCATAAGAATCTATTCCGAGACAAAATTATCAATACCGATGTTTGTACTCCAGAACCTTATAGAGTTTGGGAATACTACAATCAAAAGTGTAATCTATCTCAAGCCTTTGATATCGAAATCAACGGCAAAGGTGTTAGAGAATTACCGAAACCAACTTTAAAACTTTCCAAGGAAGAGCAAGTAAACGGAAAGTTTATTGTTGCTGAAGTAAGACAAAAAACAAAGAAACCAAAAACGGTTGTGTTCCAACCTTTTGGTAGAGGAGTTCAAACTGCAGGCAATATTATTACTGATCCTTCTGGTAGAAGTTTCGAATTTAATAATGTAGTTTCTATTATCAAACGTTTACAGAAAAAGTATTCTGTAATTCTAATGTCAGAGTTTGCGTTTGATTTTGAGAAAGAAGGACTTCGCGACACCATTTCATTCCCAGCAGGAAATAATGTTCCTTTGAGGGGATGGGCTGGTATTATCAAGGAGGCAGATCTTTTCTTGGGATGTGATTCTTTGGGACAACACATTGCATACTCTGTTGGAACACCAACCGTTGCGGTAATGGGATCTACTTTTGGAGAAAATGTTTCTTATCCAGATGAGGAGACATTTGAAGTTCTTGATATGGGAGAAGGATTGAGAATTTATGATCCTATTCGTATTGCTCCAGATGAAGAATCTGCAAGGGTTAATGATGGTATCATGGCAATGAATGACAAAGTTGAAGAAGTCATTATAAAGTCTGTCGATAAACTTATGAATAAGTATTATCGCAAGCCATCAGTAGAAGTTGTTCTTCCACAAGAGTGGACTGGAGAGCAACAAGGATGCCCAACTTGTCCCCCAGAGGCACCAGTACAAAAACAAAAAAATTCAATTGAATTGGAAGCTGCAAATAGCGGCGTAAAAATTCCTGCTTTGGAACCAAGCAAGAAAGGGTTCTCGTCAAATGTAAAAATTGGTTGAGGTATATTAATGTCTGTTATCGTATCGATCGCCCGTGGTCATAACGGGAGTACGACTTTGCTTGTGGACGGTGAAGTAGTATTTTACCTAGAAGAAGAAAGACTATCTCGTTTTAAGTACGATGGTTCTCCTCTATTAGGTCTTCAGAAAGTGTTTGACTATGTTGATCATATTGATCACTTGGTTGTTTGTCACACACATCGTCACGGTCCAGTTCTTGATTGGTCTGGCGAAGATGCCTATGAGGGGTGGGTAAGAAAATTAGCCAGAAAGAGATTTGAGTTTCAAACTCATTTCATTGATACCATCCACCATGAGATGCACGCTGCATGTGGATTCTATAACTCTGGTTTTGAATCTGCTGCGTGCGTCATTGCTGATGGTGCTGGTAGTTTCTTACAAGTTGGCGAGATTCAAGATACTTGCTACGAATTCGAAACTATTTTCAAAGCATCATATCCTGGTGATTTCGACACCGTGTTTAAGCACGTCGGCACTAAACAAGCAATTGGTATGCAGGAAGCAGATGAAAATATTTTCATCACAGAATATCCTGGTCATACCAAGATGTATGAAGCGGTAACTCAATACTGTGGATTCCCTGCCATTGAGGCAGGCAAGCTTATGGGTCTTGCTCCATACGGCAAACCTAATGAAGACTTGCCATCATTCTTCAATGGCGAGTGGGGTAATCGAGATCTTATTATTCCTACATATCCTAATGCTGCAGCTATTAATGTTGCTCGTTATCCCATCTTAAAAGAAGATATCAAGGATCATAAGGAAGGTGAATATACCGATATTCAAAAAGATCTCGCTTACAAGATCCAGGAACAAACTTCCGATCGTATGGTTCAGTTGATTCGTAAAGCACACGAATTGACTGGTGAAAAGAACATTGTTGTTTGTGGTGGTTATGGTCTCAACTGCGTTGCAAACTACAAGTATTGGAAGGAGTTCCCTGATCTGAATATTTACTGCGAACCCATTTCGCATGATGGAGGAACATCAATCGGTGGTGCCAAATATGTCTACAATAAACTGGAAGAGACAGAGAAGCCCAATAAGCAGGAGTCTGTTTACTATGGTCCTCAATATGATCCTTCTACATATGAAGCAGATCTAGAGGGTCTAGAAGTTACTGACACTTCTTACGATGATGTTGCTGCACTAATTCGTAAAGGCACCATCGTAACCATCTACCAAGGTCGTTCGGAAGGTGGTCCTCGTGCTCTCGGAAACAGATCTATTCTATTTGATCCCACCATCAAAGATGGTAAAGATCATGTCAATGCTGTCAAGCATCGTGAATGGTTCCGTCCTTTTGCTTGCTCTATCAAGAAAGAAGCAGTTCATGACTGGTTCGACCTTGCTGGCCGTGACGAAACTCCCCACATGATGTATGCTGTCAAGTGTCATGATGGTGTAGAAGAGAAGATTCCTTCTGTTATCCACGTTGACAACACTTGCAGAATTCAGACTGTAACCCCAGAGCAGAATGAGCATTACTATAATCTCATTGATGCTTTCGAGAAGTTGAGTGAAGTTCCCATCTTATTCAACACTTCTTTTAATCTTGGTGGTGATCCTTTGGTGGAAACTATTGAAGATGCTGTAAAGACACTAAAAAATAGTGATATTGAATGGATGTATCTTCCAGAGATTCAGAAACTTGTTCATGTACCTAACGAATGAAAATCTCTTTTGTAAATGGATGTTTTGATGTGCTCCATCCAGGGCACATCGAACTCCTGAAGTATGCCAGGTCTCTTGGTGACTATCTCATCGTTGCTATCGATTCCGACAGGAAGGTGGCAGAGATGAAGGGTCCCGAGAGACCTATTTTTTCGCAGCATGATAGATCTACTATGCTAGCCTCAATAAGGTATGTGGATGTTGTTCATGTGTTTGACACTAAAGAAGGGTTGGAGGATTTGCTAGAATCCATCTCACCTGATATAATGGTTGTAGGTTCTGACTGGAAAGGAAAAGAAGTAGTAGGTTCGCAGTATGCCAAATCAGTTCGGTTTTTCGATAGACTCGGGGATTACTCCACCACCCAAACAGTTAAAGGTATTACTTATCGGTGATTCATGTATCGATAGATATGTGTATGGCAAGTGCTCTAGATTGAGTCCAGAAGGTCCTGTACCAGTCCTTGAGAAGACTAGGGTACAAGAGACCAGAGGAATGGCATGGAACGTCAGAGAGAACCTTATGGCTTTTGGTATAGAGGTTTATATCATGACCAATGAGGAGATGCCAATCAAGACTAGATTTGTCGATGAAAAATCTAATCAACAGATTATGAGATTAGATGAGCACGATGAAGTAAAGCCTTTTGAATGGGAGATGCCAAAAGAAGACTTCGATGCCATGGTTATTTCCGATTACAATAAAGGATTCTTGTCTGAAGAGAAGATCTTTGAACTATGTGACTGGTTCAAGAGACCTGTCTTTATTGATAGTAAAAAGACTAATCTACCAAGGCAGTGTTTCATCAAACTAAATGATGGAGAAGCACAGAAGTTAGAAGGAGAATATCCTTTCTTGATTACCACAAAAGGATCTGAAGGTGCTACCTTCAAAGGTAGATTGTATCCTGGAACTAAAGTCCCTGTGTTTGATGTAGCAGGTGCTGGTGATACGTTCTTATCTGCTCTAGTATTCCATTACCTCAACCGTGGTGTTATGGAATCTGCTATTCCTTTTGCCAACAGAGCAGCTGCTATTGCTGTATCCAACCCAGGAACTTATGTATTATCAGAGGATGATGTAAATGATTTATGTAATTGACATTGATGGTACTATCTGTACCAGCAGTAATGGTTACGAATTTAGTGTTCCATTAGAGGATAGAATCTCTCATATCAATGAGTTGTATAATAGAGGACATTATATCAAATACTTCACTGCAAGAGGAATGGGAAGGCACCAGGGTAACGCTCATAAAGCTTACACAGAGTTTTATACCATGACCGAAAATCAACTCAAAAAGTGGGGATGCAAATACCATGAGTTGATCATGGGTAAACCATCTGGGGATATATACATTGACGATAAGGGGGTGACCGATGTCAGATACTTTGATTAAACATGTCCCCAAAGGTTGGGGGTATGAGAAATGGATTGTCAACAACGAAAAATATTGCGGTAAGCTTCTTTTCTTCGAAGCAGGTAAGAAGTGCTCTTGGCATTACCACAAATTGAAGCACGAAACTTTTTATTTACATTCAGGTAAAATTCATCTGTTCTATGGATTCGATGATGATCAGTACACAGCAGATCGCATAGTATTAACCCCTGGAATCCCTTTTGAGGTTCCCAGGGGCATGAGGCATCAAATGATTGCCTTGGAAGATTCTGAATTATATGAGTTCTCTACGACTCACTTTGAGTCTGACTCGTATCGGGTGGTGAAGGGAGATTGACATATTCTTCCACGGTCATAAATTTTTTACCGATCCAGTGTCCTGCAGATCTGGTTTCGTATTGATACTTACCTTTTAAATGTTCGGGGAAGGGGATCTCTTGGATCTCCGCCCCGTATTTTTTTGCGATGATTTCAGCCACTTCTTTGAATGATATTGTATGCCCAGATCCGATATCATATATTCCAGAAGGTGCCTCGTTGTCAACGACAACATCAATAACATCCTCAACCCACACAAAGTCTCGCATCATCTTATCAGAACCCTCAAAGATTTTGATGATACCTTTTTCTTCTGCCTGTTGAACAAATTTACTAACAGGACTTTGCTGATTGCCTTTGTGTTCTTCACCTTGACCATATACATTAAAGAATCTAAATCCTTGAATACTTTTAAATCTATCGATATTATCAAGAACCCAGTAATCAATTTGAGTTTTTGTCAGGGCATAAAAATTCAAAGGATTCATTGATCCATCAGTGCTGTTTCCATACACAGAAGCCGAAGAAGCATACTTTACTGGAATCTGATATTCGATTGCTTTATTAAATAATTGTAATGTAAGGTCAACGTTATAATAATGCAGTTTATTTAAATCAGTTTCGGTCGTAGATGAGATCGCTCCCATATGAATGATCTCATCAATTTCATCCCACTTCGTAAATCTTTCGATAATGTGAGATGCGTTGTGCTGCTCAAGTCCAAGAAAATTTGTATACTTCTTGATGAAGTATGATCCAATAAAGCCATTATATCCAGTGATCAGTTTCATGCTAATTACGACAGTATAAATAAGTATAACATAAAAGGACTATAGCGACGACAAGATGTCTAATCCCACTTTTGGTTATTTAGCGTCTCTTGTTCCAGCGTTAAAAACAAGAGAAGTTCTTCACACTGCACCTGTTGGTAAAGTTGTAGAAGGTAAAATCGTAGTAACTCACAGAGATCCATATCCAGTAAGGGTTAGAATCGGTGTGTCTTCTGGCGGCATTACTCAATTCAACCCAGAAAATTATATTCTCTACGATTACCAAATTGCAGAGGGACAAAGTTATGAAAGTGATTTCATTTATTATGGCAATGAACAGAGTCTGGTAGTTTGGGCAGATTCTCCTTTAACTAATTTCATTATTCATGGTCAGGTTCAAGATGATCCAACTGATACAGGTTTTGTATCTGCCGCAAAATTAACTCCAAAAACAAATACAGTATTATATACAGTTCCTGATGGTGAAGAAGCTCTGTTGAGTCTTTTTGTTTCTAACCAAGGTCCATCAAACGGAAGATTTAGAGTTGCCATTAGCGATGAAAACGCTGGATCTTCTATTACTGCAGACCAATATATTGAATACAACACCGACATTGTACCAAGAACTTCATACCAAAGAACAGAGATTAAAGTAAGAGGCAATCAATCTATTGTTGCTTATTCTGATAATCCAGATTTAGCATTTTCGGTGTATGCTAAATTTAATTACTCTGTAATTAGCACAGACTTTACTGTTGCTGGCGATTTGGATGTTGGTGGAAATGCTTTATTAAGATCAGAATTAGAAGTTAGAGGAACTTCTCTCTTTAAAGAACCTGTTGTATCTGAAAAAACATTATCTATTGGTACAACAGCAGCGTCGGCTCCTCTAGTTTTAACTGGTCCATTATCAATTAAATCTTCTGGAGAAGAAGGAAGCACTCTTGCTTCTATTTCAGATACAACAGGAAATATTCTGACTTCAGGTTCTCTAGTTTCTGCATCAATCACTACCGCTGGTGATCTTGTCGTAGGAAACAACAAATTAGTTGTTGACTCGGATACAGGAAACCTTACCGTAGCTGGTACTCTTGACCTTCAAGGAGGTTTTGGAAGCAACCTGAATCTTCTAAATAATAAAGTAACGAATCTGGCAGATCCATCTGCCGCGACGGACGCGACTAATCGTAGGTACGTCGATAGTAAAGTTGTAGCATTCTCTATCGCACTAGGATAATAACGGAGTTTATTAAATGGCAAAACGACAAATTAGAGACTATGTATTCTCCCCAGGTATCGCTGGTGTCGGCACACTGAAAATCCTTGATAAGGTAGATGTTGATCAAATTCTATTGATCACCAACGCTACAAAAAATATTTTCTTATATAATTTTAGCGATCCCAACCTACCAATTTCAACACAATTTACATCTACATCAGATGGTTCTGATCCTGATTTTCCATATAGTAATACGCTTTCCAATGGCGTAACTACTATTACATTTTTATATGATACATCTTCACATGCTCCCACCGACAAGATTCAAATCTTTGTCGAAGCGGAAGAGCAGAAGATGCGTCCATACGACTTTGGTACTGATGCTATCGAACGTATGAGGTTTGCAGAACCTCAATCGATGATTGACGCTGACTTTGAGTATGGTATCCAACCAACCAAGTGGCAGTCTCTTGACCTGCTGCGTGGTTATCCTTCTATCTACGAAGTTCCTGGTTCTGATATTGCTGTTATAAACATTGTAACGGATGCTTCTCAAAGCTCTGGCGGCATTGGTCCTTCTCTAATTACTGTAGATACCGTTCTAGATCACAACTTAAATGTAGGAGATCCTGTATCAGTCAAAGGTTTGGATGATTCTGTTATTGGATTCTCGAAAGCAGAAGGATCATTTATTATCGACGGTGTTCCTTCATCAACTCAATTTAGATATTACGCAAAAGCAAAAGTAGGAACTTCTCCTGCTACTCAATTAAGAAGCTCATTTACAGTTCTCAAAGAAGCTGGTTTCTACACTGGCGCAGAAATTGGAAACAACCCATCATTCACCGTAGAATCCCAAGGTGCTAGTGGTAGTTTCTCAACAAGAGGATCAACTGTTTCTGGTTCTACTAGACTTGGTGTTTCTACTGCTTCTACATTGCCACCTATCGGTGCTCCTCTTACTGGATTAGGAATTCCATCTGGAACACAGGTAACAGCAGTTATTGATGTAGATTCAGCTCTGAACATTACAAATAGTTTTACAGCTCCAGTATCAGAAATTGTTTTTAACGATACATCTACTATTGAAGTTGGTGCTGCATTAGATAATGGTGATGGTACGACCATCTATGTAACTAACATCGAAGGTACTACTGTTACATTATCTTCTCCATATACTGTAAGTAAAACTGGTAACAGCTTTATTTCACAACCAACATCAGGATCTACTGTTAATTTTGGACAGGGAAGTGGTGCATCATTTGATGTTACTAGAGAGAATGGATCTTATTCCACAGTAATTATCAACCCCCAAAATTTCTACAATAATATCAGTAACTATACTTATACTGGATTTGGTGGTGGAGCTACATTTAATGTAGAGAGAGTTGGCGGAGCATCGCCATCTTATGCCAATGTATTTTTAGGTAGCACTGGTCAAGACTTCTCCGCTACAGAAGTCATTACAATTCTAGGTAGCGATCTTGGTGGTACTGATGGAATTAATGATCTGGCAATTACAATTCAAACTGTAGGGCCTGTTGGTGAAATTTTAACGTTCACTATTAGCGGCACTCCATCAAATTCACAACTAAATGCTGGTCAAGGTTATTTTGCTGGTGAAGATCTAGTAATTTATGGTAATGCTCTCGGAGGAACGTCTCCATTAAATGATCTCACTATTCATATTGATACAGTTGGAGCTAATGGAGAAATCGCAACATTCAGTGCGACTGGTGTAGCAATTCCATCCAGTTCTACATACAATAGTGTAGAGCAATCTTCTACTTCTGGAACAGGATTCAACTCTTCATTTACAGTCGAAAGAATTGGTACTGGTCAGTCAACTGCTCAAGTAGATGAAGTTGTGGTTGGTGGTGTTATTGAAGTAAATGATGTTTTCAGTGTAACTATTGATGGCAGTAATACATTCTCGTACACAGCACAATCTGGTGACACAATCACTGCGGTAAGAAATGGTCTTATCAATGATATAAACACAAATTCATCTACTGTTTATGCAAGCACTGGATCAGATAGTTCAACATTATTAGTCACTGCTTTAGTACCTGGAACGGCATTCACATGCTCTGTGCTGACAGAAGATGCTGGTGGAAATCCAGCAGATACTCAAACTTTAACAACACAAAATGTTACTCCAAATGAATCTTCGTCAACAACTCCTGCTTACAATGTAACTGTTTCAAATCCAGGTTCTGGATATGCAAACCTAGACACAATTACAATTCTAGGATCTCAACTTGGCGGTACTGATACCGTAAATGACTTAACCATTACAGTGCAGACAGTTAACGCTTCTGGTGGCATCACAGGAATTACA